TGGTCTTGGAGGTAAAATATTTCTATATTTTTGAGCTTGAGAAGTAGAAGCTATTATAAAAAACAAAAAAGTTACAATTATTTTTTTCATAAGTTATTTAACCAACTTCTTCAATTGTGCCAGATAATTTAATAGTTGGTATTGCCTCCCAATTTGTTAGTTTATTACTAAGATATGGCTTACCATCATTTTTTAGGTGACTTTGTTTTTATTCCAGCTTCCTTATATGCACTACGCATTTTAGGGTTGTCATCTATAGCAAACAACACATTTTCTTTTATGCTTTCAGCATGTCTTTTTTTAGACTCGTTTTGATCTTTAGGACTACCACCCATATTATTCATCATAAGTTTATTGTATTTAACTCCAGCTTTCTTTAAAGACTTTACAGTATCATCTCTGTCGGATTCTGGCCTACCAGTTATAATATAAATCTTGTTTTGTTTTGACAACTCATTAACATAATCAATCATTTTTTTAATTGGGTATATACCATTACGCAAAATAGTGTTATCTATATCGACAATCACTACATTTGCATTACACAAATAAAAAAATATATCTTCTGATGTTTTTCTCATATTTATTTATACACCAGTATGTAGACTGTATTAGTGTATGTGTATTTGAAAATCTCACCGAAAACATTGTGGTATTTAATGATCAAAACATATCATGTAAAAATAACAATTCTTAAAAATAAAAATAAATATAAAGCTAAAATAACAAAAGATGGGTACATATCAATAATTCTTTGTGCATCATCTGATAAGAAAGCAATTGAACTATTAGAAAAAGTTGTTTGTATAGGTGATAAAAGAAAGATTAAAAATAGCAAAAAAGTTAAGGATTTCGTATTGCAAAATAGCAACCATAGTTATATGTTTGCATTGCGTATTGAGAATGTAGACAGCTATATACAAGATTGTGATCATAAGTAACTGCGTTATCAAATTCAATAACGGTTCTTTCGCAGTTCTTTCCCCGAAGCGATCATAACACCAGGGTATGTACCCAAAGACTGCCATAGAGTAGCCAAACTCTTAACAGGTGGCACGAAAAGTTTAATTAAGAATCAACACTAGGAATGGAGTGACCCCTTCTCCACCTAGACCTGATAGAGCAAAGCACAAAATTCTTAATTAATGTCTTGTTTGGTAGAGTGTATAGCACACCGAAGGTAAACAAAGAACTCTGATGCTATGCTATCAGGGTAAAGAAGGGGTATTTGTAATGAAGTTTAAAGCAGACATAACACTTAAAAAATGGGGCAGTGAGGAAACAGTAGTAAACGAATCTTTTAGAGAGACATGTTTGAAAATATTAAAGATGGATATTTTTAAACAAACAAGCTGGCACTACCATGCCGAAAAAGAGTCTTATTTTTATATATTGTCTGGAGAGGTGTCAATACACATATCTGACAACGATGACTTAAATTTGGCACATATAGAGCTTTTAAAACAAGGTGATTGTATTTTTGTGGGAGCAAACCAAAGACATATGATAACATCAATGAAACAAAGCGTATTACTCGAATCATCAAGCTTTGATGATCAATTTGACAAAACTATAGTTCCTCACTAGCTATGTCACAAAATATTTGAACTACGCTCTTTTCTATAAAGCCAAATGAGTTTAAGTGACCAACATCTTTTCCAACTATTAGAGTTATTTCCATAAATTCAGATTCAGATATATACCCAGTTGAATAAGCTTTTCTTATTATTTCTTTAAATAAAATAAATTCTTCTTTGGTAAAATTTATGGTGTTTAAATTGAGAAAATCAATCTTGCCCTTAAAATAAGCCTTGAGTGTTTGTTGACTTTCCTTTATTCTGTTTTTCATACTGACCTCTTATATCGAGAAAATTATGGCAAAGAAAAATGAACCAGAGATAAATGTAAGGTTATTAATAAAAAGAAATCTCCTAGATGTAGTAGAAATAGAAAAAGCATCATGCTACACAAACGATCCAGACTTTGGCAAAATTCAAAATGATTCTGCTTGGTCCTCATCTTCTTTTACAAGTTTTGTTAGAAAAAAGAATACATTTTCTTATGTTATTTATGAGAATTCTAAAATAGTTGGGTTTATTTTGATTGAAAATGGAGTTAATGAAACAACAATAGAAAAACTAGTTGTTCACCCAATGAAAAGAAGATATGGCTATGGAACCGCCATGATTGATTTTTTAATTCAAAAAAAATTCAAGCCAATAATTTCTGCGTACTGTAGGGAAGATGACAATGATAGCATTAAATTCTACAGCAACAAAAAATTCAAATCAAAATTAGAGAAGAAATATTTTCCCAACGATATTGATGCTGTAAAGTTTACTGTGGAGATTGACCATGAAAAATAAAGTATCTGTAACATGTTTAGGTTGGTGCAATAAAAATTTCATGAGTGTTGATCCAAAAACAAATAGATTGTGCAAAAAATGCAGCGAAAAAATAAAAAGCATAACTAATGAATTTGGAAAATGGGGAACAAAAATAACAAGAGAAACAAGAAATGATTAGTTTTTTTTTAAATATATTTTCATCAGAACGATCATCTAAATGGCAAACAGTTAGAAATAAGTGGATTAAAGAAAACCCATATTGTTATGCTTGTGGAAGTAAAAAAGAATTACAGTGCCATCATATAATTCCATTTTCATCTAATAAAAATTTAGAACTAGACATTAAAAATTTGGTTACTCTTTGCACTACTTGTCATTTTGTTTTTGGTCACTTGCACAATTACAAAAATTTTAATCCAGAAGTAATTAGGGATTGCCAAGAGCATCACAAAAGAGTAAAACAATTTACAGTTAAGAGTTTTAGTAAACCTATTTCTTTTTGGAGAAACATTATGAACAAGTTTTTTGGCTCTATTGCTTTGGTTTTTTTCGGTTATTCAATCTATGTTAGTCATATGTATGTAGTAGAAACTAACAAAAATACAACAATTAAAGAGCTTTTTGCTGCTGAAAATAGAATCCTAAAAGATGAAATTTATGCAGAGAGGGGCAAGCCAACTTATGAAAATGGCTATAGGGATGCTATTTTAAGGGCTGGCTCACCAACTGGATCTGGTGCATATCGTGATGGTTGGGAGTCTTGTGCAAAGCTTTACACAGATGGTTCATGGACTAGTGGTTATCATACAGCACTAGAACAATTTGGTTGGAAGAATGAGTCTACGGCATTCAAAACCAACAAACCACAAAATGTCTCTATGAAATAATCTTTTTGTCTTTCGCCCTCATACTGTGTATTAGTATGGGGGTAATCATGAAAAAGAAGTCACATAATAGCAAAACTTTTGGCGAAATTTCTGGAAAATATTGGTCTTCATTGAAAAAAAATGCAAAAAAAAGAAACATACAAGTAAAAGCAACAATAGAAGAAGCTTGGGAAATTTTCTTAAAACAGAACAAAAGATGTTTTTATACTGGATTAAAAATAACTCATAAAAAATATTTAAAAAGAATTAACAATAAAGATATTTATTCTTTAGGAACAGCATCGTTAGATAGGAAAAATAGTAGTCTTGACTACACCAAAGGAAATATACAGTGGGTTCACAAAGATGTTAACTATATGAAGATGAGTTTAAACGAAAAGTATTTTATAAAACTTTGTAAGCTTATATCTAGGAGATTCTAATGCATTCAGAAAATTTTTCCAAGACAATGAAGTCTCAATCAGACGAACAGCTTTATTCACAACTTTCAAGTGATGAAAAAGCATTAGCTGATTTATTGTTATCTTTAGCAGATAAGATTGGACCAATCGACAAAAGCGATGGTATTTGGGTTGGCTATGAGAATGGAGACAAAAATCAAGTAAAAGATATTGGGGTGAAGTGTGGAAACTGTGCATTACACAAATCAGAAAATTCATGCAAGATAATCAGCCAAGTAATAGAGCTTGATGGTGCTTGTAGATTTGCAGTAATTCCAGATGGATATGTAAATTCTGGCAAAGTAAACAAACATATAGAAGAGTACTTAAATGAAAATAATCCTAAACAATAATGAACTTTTAAAAAAAAAGTGTTTAGCTGTAGATTTAAAAACAGGATTTAAAGTTGCTAAAAGAATGGGTATGTTCTTAAATAAATTAAAGAATAAAACAAACAACAAAATAGTTGGTTTGGCAGCAAATCAAATTGGTATAGATGCATGTGTATGCATAGTATTTAAAAACAACAAGCCATTTGTTTTAATAAACCCAAAAATAATTTCTTTTTCTGATGTAAGAATTAGAAATAAAGAACAATGTTTAAGTTATCCAGATGTAGAATTAGATATATACAGACATATGTGGATTGAAGTTTCTTGTGATAATCACAAAGAAACAGTTTTTTTTGGAAATGTTTCGCTCGAAAGTGATGCAATTAAAAATCTTGAAAGTGCTGTTGCTCAACATGAAATATGTCATTTAAATGGATTGACTTTTCATGATTTTCAATGGAACAACGCACCAACACCAGCGGAGTGGAATTAACATGCAAACTCATTATACAAAAAGCAAGCTAATTGGAAACGAAAGATTTTCTAGTGAACTGGATAGTTTAATATATCAAAACATACCTTCTGATTATTTAATACCAGAAGAAATTCTTTTTGAAAAAATACATAAAGATATACTTAAAGAGTTTTCGCACAATAAATATTCATCTAGAGAAATAAATGACAGTTTAAAAAACATGGTTCAAAAAAAACAAATAAAAGAATTGTATGGAACAAAACTATCAAAATACATTTCTATACAGTAAAGGTTTTAAAAACATTATTGTAATAATATTTTCGTTTTTTATGATGTATTTAATATTACATTATATATTAGCAGATTTAATGCACAATGAGGGTTGTAAGTGTGTTGATACTATAGATTAAGGGGTATTTAAGTATGGGTTAATATTTCTCTTTGGAGATTTCCCATGACAACTTACTTTGAGGTTTGGGGAGTGGTTCCAGGAGGAAAGAACAGGATTAAACTAGCTGAGTATGAAGAAAAATATTGGCAAAGAGCAGAAAAAAAAGCTGTTTTTTTAGAAGAAAATGAATATACAAAAATTGTAATTTATGAAAAAACAAGAGCAAATATTATTGATAGAGACAATCGTTTTCTGTAGTATGATTTAGGAACAAAAGGAGGACACAATGAATATCAATTTTTCTTCACCAATTAACCAACTTGGCTATGGTGTTGTTGGCACAAATCTGCTGCTTGAATTTTCAAAAAAACACAATGTTTCTTTGTGGCCAATTGGCCCAATTGATTGTGAAGAAAAAATAATCCCACTTGTTAAATCTAATTTAAAGAATGCTGCATCGTTTGATTATGATGCACCAAGCTTTAGACTTTGGCATCAATGGGATATGGGGTTAAATGCTGGTCGTGGCAAGAAATATGGAATGACATTTTTTGAAATGGACAATATAAAAGAAAACGAAATACACAACTTAAATTTTTTAGATAAAATTTTTGTATGTTCTGATTGGGCAAAGCAAATAGTTGTTGAATCTGGAATAGATAAATCTAAAGTAAAAGTAGTCAGGCTTGGTGTTGATCAATCAATTTTTAAACAATGTGAACCAGACAATGTTAAAACAACAAGAATATTGAGCATAGGTAAATGGGAAATAAGAAAAGGGCATGATTTAATATTAGAAATATTAGAAAGAACATTTAGTGCTGATGATGATTTTAAGTTGATAATGTGCTGTTCTAATCCATTTCTTTCGCAAGAGGAACAAGATCAATGGATTTCATATTATGAAGAAAGTAAGTTCTTTGACAAAATAATTGTTTTAAAGAATAGACTAAAAACACAAAGCGAAGTTTATGACCTTATGAAAAAAAGCGATATAGGCATATTTCCTTATCGTGCAGAAGCTTGGAATTTAGAATTGGCAGAAATGCTATCTATAGGTAAAAACTGTATAGCCACAAATTACTCAGGACCAACTGAATATGGTGTTGAGTCTGGTTGTTATTTGGTTAATCCAGATGGAATAGAACCAGCGAATGATTCAAAGTGGTTTGATGGTAGTGCATCTTGGGCAAAGCTAGAAGAAGACTACATAAATAATTTTTCCAATCAATTAAAAGAATTGCACATTAAAAAACAAAATGGTAACTTAAAAAAAAATATTGCAGGAATAGAATTTTTTAAACAGAATACATGGGAAAGTGCTTGTAAAACAATAATTCGAGAAATTTCACAATGAAAATAAAAGTATCATTTCTTGTATGTGCAAGAGAAATAAATAAAGAGCCAGTCATTGCAATACAAAAAAATAAAGCTAATGATGAATTGCCAACATTTAATTTTGATAGAGAAGATTCAAATATAGATTTATTTGTTAAAGATAAATTTAAAGAATTAACTTCTTTTTATGCAAAATTTAAAAATATTGAAGGATGGGTAAACTTGTTTATTTGTGGAACAATGATTGACTTAGATTCTTCATCTATAGTTTATGCCTGTTATTTACAAGAGCCATTTGAAAAAGAAAATGTTGAATGGAAAACTATTTCTTCTGTTTTAGAAAATAAAATATTTGAAGATAAGTATACTCAAGAAGTCATATCTTGTTTTAACTATTTTTCGAGATAACATGATAAACGCAAAAATATATTTTGAATTAATTGACAATGAAATAAATTCAATAGTTCAAATTCCAGAAGACCTTACTGCTGAAGAGCAAATGATATTTGCAGATAGATTTTCAAATTTAATTGGGATGATACAAAGTGGAAATTTATTTCCATCTATATTTCAGTCAGTTGTAGAGGCTGGCATACTAACAGAACAAAAAGCATTATCTGAATTAATAATTAAAAAAATACTTGAAAGTTTTTCTGTCGATTCTGAAAAAACCCCCCTTGTTTCCCCTAGTGAAGCTTTTCTATTTAGAGAGACAAAATGATTGAATGCAGAGTGATTGCCGATTCTATAAGTGAGTCAAAAAAAAGAATAACTACTTTTGTTTGTACCTTCCCAAGATTCATACTTGCTGAGTTTAATACTCATAGAGTTTTCTCTAGAAATGCTGCTAGTTCTAGAGCTATACCTTCTAAAAAATTTATTGATCAAATAAGCAATCATCCAGCAATGCCAATTCATTGGGGTAAAGAACAATCTGGAATGCAAGCCAGATCTGAACTTTCACCTTCAGACATTCCTGTTGCCCAAGAAATTTGGCTTCAAGCTAGAGATAAAATGATACATTGTGCTAAAGAAATGATGTCTATAGGTGTTCATAAGCAAATAGTTAATAGACTTCTTGAGCCTTGGTTTAATGTTACTGTAATTCTTACAGCTACAGAATTTGACAATTTTTTAAAATTAAGAAGCCATAAAGATGCACAACCAGAAATACATGACCTTGCATCAAAAATAAAAGATTGTTTAAAAGAATCAACTCCAAAGGCTATAAACTTTGGCGATTGGCATATACCTTTTGGCGATAGATTTATTGACGAAAAACTTTCTATTGAACAAAAACTTAAAATTTGTGTGGCAAGATGTGCTAGGGTTAGCTATTTAAATTTTGATGGGGTAATAGATCACCAAAAAGATTATGATCTTCACGATATTCTTTCAAAAGAAGGTCATTGGAGTCCATTTGAACATTGTGCTTCACCATCTGTAAACCCTTGGGAATACTCTGGAAACTTTATGGGGTGGCATCAGTATAGGAAGTCATTTGAAAATGAACAAAAAAATATCTTGGCTTAAATGGGAAGACCCATTTTTTCCCAAGCAAGATTCATATTCTGCTGATGACAACGAAATACAATCACAGAAAGACAGTTTCTTTGATAAAGATAAAGACGAAGAACCAGACAGGCACATGAGAGTTATTCTTGGTCCTTATGGCACAATACCAATAAACGAAAACGCAATAACTAGCAAGCTTTACAAAATGTGGGTTGGACATTGCAATTTTGATATAACTAGAAACATTATGAAAATAATCGAGGAAGTTGAAGGCGTAGAAATATTGCGTATATGGACAAGATATAGATTTTGGATTGGTTTTGGCAATCTTTTTGATGATATTGAAATTCAAAAGAATATAGAGGAAGCAATAAGCCCAACTAAAAAAAGATCAAAAAATGTTTCAATCAATGCACTCTCAAAAGTTTTAAATAAAAAATACAAAAATTGGATTATATATTCTTTAAAAAATGGAGAAATAAAAACATTTGGCAGCGAACAACTTGACGATGTTTTAAATATTGAAATTCAAAATAAAGACTCTATAACACTTGCTTCCAGTTGGAGCAGTGACTACAATTAAACAATCGGTCTTTTTACTTTTCAAACAGGAGATTATTATGAGTGATGTTAGAACTGCAATTAGTCCAGAACAAGTTCAAAAAACAATGTCTATTGTTATTTCGACTTTAAAATTTGTTTCAACAATCATCCCAGGCGAAACAGACGATAGAATTGTTGATGTTGTTTCTAAACTTGCACAAGAACCTTGGGTTATTCCAGCGATTACATTCCTGATTAATAAATTTGACAACACAAAACCAATTACTTCCGAAGATTTTCTCCTTGCTATAAAAGTAGCAAAAAATGAGGCTTAATCATGTTTAAAAAAGCTATGTTCTTCTTATTAGTATTTTGCAATCTTACTTTTGCAGAAAACTTTATTGTTCCAGAACAAAAAATTGTTGGAGCAGAACTACCTATTCCTTTGGGTGAGCTTGTAGATTTATCTATAAGCCCAATTCAATCTGCACCGAAGTTTTTAGTTTCAACCACATATGCATGGAAGGTATTTGATGGATATACAGAAAAAAGAATTCGCAACTATGAGAATGGCGTTTTCTTTGGTTCTGGCATACAAGCAAAAAGGCTTAAGGTCATCGTTTCAATAACTCATCTGTACATAGTTAAAGACAATGAAAAGCTTTTAGAATCAGCTATTAGAACCAATTTTATTTCAGCAGATGTTTTTATTGGTGAAGAAGAACCTAGCACTCCAGTAGAACCAGAAGCTGAACCAGAATTTGGAGAATCGAAGTATCAGCTTTCTAAATTTGTTTATGATGGCGTTAAGAATAATATTAAGCTGTCAAAATCAGATAAGACAAAGCAATGTGCTGCTATTGCATCATCCTTTGATGGTATTGCTTCCGCTATTGCTGCTGGAACAATCACAACACTTGAAGAAATACTAAAGAAAACAGCAGAATCAAATAAATTTGCACTAACAAAATCTGGTGGAGATAGGGCAAAATGGGAACCTTTGTTTACAGATATACAAGAAAAGCTTTTTGATTTATATAAAACTGGTAAAATGCAAACAAAAGAAGATTTTGCTGCTGCGTGGAGAGAAATATCCTCTGGACTTAAATTAATAAAATAGGTGAAACATGTCTGAATTATCAAAACTTAGTGGTTGGGCAGGAAAAGATAATCCTTCGCTTGTTGAAAGTGAATTTAATCTAATTAAAGATGGTGGGTCATTTAGAGACTTTAATGTTTATGGCAAAAGCCAAGACACTAAAGGCAAAAAAATGATGCTATATGAAGTTGTTCGTAAAGTTCTTGGCAAAGATACTCCTAATTACGGACAAGAAATTGGTGATTGTGTTTCTTTTGGTGCTAAAAATGCAGTCGAATATTTAATGGCTACTGAAAAACTTATGAAAGGAGATAACGAAAAGTTTGAATTTGTATTTCCTCCGTATCTTTATGGAACAGGAAGAGTTCTTATTGGTCGTGGACAACTTAATGGTGAAGATGGTTCTCTCGGTAGCTGGATGGCAGATGCTGTTATTAAGTATGGTGTTCTTCGTAGTAATTTTGATGGTCTTCCTAAGTATGCTGGAAGCGTAGCTAAAAAATGGGGTGATACTCCTGGTCCAGACAAGAAATTTATTGAAGAAGGAACTAAGCATCCAGTAAAATCTGCTGCTCAAATTAAAAATTGGGATCAATTAGTAGAGGCTATTGTAAATGGTTACCCTTGCACAACCGCTAGTGATGTTGGCTATACGATGACACCAGCTAACGATGGTTTCCATCGTCAAACAGATAATTGGGGTCACCAAATGTGCTTTATAGGCGTTGATGATAGGGCTGATGATCCATATGCTATTATTGTTAACAGTTGGGCCGATGCTCACGGAGAACTTAAAGACTTTGATACTGGCGAAGTCCTTCCTATTGGCACTCTTAGAGTTAGAAAAAAAGATGCAGAAAAGCATCTTAGGGCTGGCGAAACCTTTGCCTATAGTAATTTTGACGGATTTCCAGAACAGTTGATAGATAAAAAGTTGTTTATGCTTATATAGGATTTAAAAATGTCTAAAACAATTACACCTGATTGGTCTAATTTTTTAAATAGATTAAATCAAAGCAAGTCATCTGATTTGAATTACGAGAACTTTTTAAATTGGCAAGTAATACGAGATACAATGTTTGTTTGTGATTCAAGTTTTCATTCTATCGAGTTAGAACATTTAAAAAAAACAAATGACTGGCAAAGATGGGAATCTGCAATACAAGAATCTCCAATTGGAAATCCCAAAAGAAGTAAATTATATCCTACTTCTAGTGAAAACTTAGTGCATCACGCTTATCATCTATCTTTTTTTGAAAACTCCACAAAATTAAAGATAAACGAATTTGATACAGTATTAGAATTTGGTGGTGGATACGGAAGTATGTGTAGACTTTTTAGAAATTTAAATTACGATAAAGATTATTACATATATGACATACCAGAATTTTTAGATCTTCAAAAAAACTATTTAGACAAATTAAACTTTGATTGTAATTATTTTTCTGGAGATGATTTAAATAAATTTAATTTTAAAGGTAAAAAGTTATTTATTGCTACATGGTCATTAAGTGAAAGTCCAAAAGATTTAATTAATGAAACACTAGAAAAAATAAAAAACTTTGATGCTTTTTTAATTTGTTTTCATAAAGATTATTCAAATGGGGATAATGTTAAATACTTTAATGATTTTGCACTCAAGAACAAAGAAGTATCTTTTACATTAACTCCAATATTTTTCTTGTCTGATAGTTACTATTTTATAGGTAAAAAAACAATTGAGGATTCAATATGACAGATAAATCTGAAGGTTTACAATATGGAAAACCAGACAAGGATGATCCAAGGAAAACTCCAGCAAAACCAGAAGAAAAAAAAGGGGGTTCTAAAAAAAACACAAAAGACTCTGCAAATAAACCAAATAAAAGTATAGAGCTATCTAAAGAAACCGAAGATAAAATTAAAGCTTTAATGCAAAAACATAACGATAAAGATTCAGAATTTAAAGCTAACATGGGTCAATTAAAATCTGTTTTTAGAAGAGGTGCTGGAGCATTTTCTACTAGTCATGCACCAAACATGAATAGAACAGGATGGGGTTTGGCTAGGGTAAGAGCCTTTTTATATTTGCTTCGCAATAAAAGACCATCAAATCCAAATTATAAACAAGATAATGACCTGTTACCAGATGCTCATCCAAAAAGCACAAAAAAATCTTCAGCATCTTATCTGTACGAAGAAATTGAATATTCTGAATTTTTAAATTCTATTAAAGACATAATAGTTAAAAACAAAGAAAGAACTAAAGCCTTTTTAGATATTGAAAAGTATTTTACTAAATCTGCTGAAAGCTATGATGCCCCACAGTCAGCAAGAAATAACGCAAGAAAAGTTTTAGAATGGAAAGAAAAATACGGAAAAGAATGCAAAGGCATGACTGCTGTTGGTTGGGCAAGAGCTAGAGACTTGGCTGGAAATGCTATGCTGTCTGCCGATACAGTTAAAAGAATGTCTCAATTTAATAGACATGGATCTAATTATGAAAAAGCAAAATCTAAACCAGAATATAAAACTAAACCTTGGAGTATTCCAGCAGTGGTTGCATGGTTAGGGTGGGGTGGAACATCTGGTATTGAATGGGCAATGAGAACAAGTGAATCTATTTTAAAAAAGAAGAAGTAATAATGTTAAATCTAATTCTTTTTTTGTTGTTTGATCAGACTATAAGCAAAGAGCAATTTGTTTTAATAGAAAAAGATTCTATTTCATTTTCTAAGCTTATAGATCAATTATCAAAATCAAAACCAAAAATAGCATTACCAGTAACCATAAATGCAAACCGAGAAGAATGCTTTACTTGACGGAGAAGAAAATAATGCGGTCGCATAAAAAAATACAAGAAATATTAGAAAAATCAGAAACACTTAAAAAGTATGATTCTGTTGGTATTTTAACAATAATTATGATCGTTAGTCTTATATTTGAGGGCATAAAAATAATACAGTATTGTAAGTCATCTAAGGTAACGGCATTAATAATAAAAAAGGGCGGGCCAATTGTAAGAATGTTTATTAGAAAAAATCTATACAATAAAATAATCAAGGCAAATGTTCCAGAGAATGATGCTAGAATAATTTCTGACACAATAATTGAGCTTATACAGTCCTTATCTGTAAGCGAAATAATAAATCTTTTAGAGTTAGTTTATGCCGAATCCAAAAGTTAGTTGTTATTGCCCAACTTATGGAAGAACGAGTTCTTTAGAAGAAGCTATCTATAGTTTCTTAAATCAAGACTATGATGGTGAAAAAGAATTAATAATATTAAATGATCTTGAAGATCAAACACTTTTTTTTGATCATCCAGAAGTAAAAATAATAAACTCTAAAGAAAGAATAACCCCTCTTGGCAAAAAATATAACGAATGTATTTCACATTGTTCTGGAGAATACATTTTTGTTTGGGATGATGACGATATATTCCTTCCTTGGAAAATATCTTTTTCAATTAAAAACATAAATCAAAATAAAATATTTCATACTGGACAAGGTTTTTATGAAGAAGAAATAAAAAAGCTATCTCTTTCTACAAATTTATTTCACTCAAATTTATGTATGCATAAAGATTGTTGGGCAAAAACTAGCGGTTATCTTGAAGTAGATACAATAATATTAGATGTCAATCTTTTTAAAAAAATAAATAATTTATATGGGCAAAGCTCAAAAAAAATAAACGATGAAGAAATATTTTACATATACAGATGGTCAACCATAAAAAGTTATCATGGTTCATTTTATAAAGAAAATATAAGTTTAAAAACACAAGAAGTAGTAAAGCAAAAAATATTAAATAATTTAGAACCAATTGGTAACATTAT